CCGTACACTCCGCCCAAGCGCGTGTGCTCTGCCAAGCATGTGCTGGCCATGGATAGTGCGACGAACTACGCGTCATTGGCTACGGCGTTCACGGGCATGGGCTTCCCAGGCTTTGCGTACTTGACCGAGTTGGACCAATACACCGAATACCGCGACATGAGCGAGAGGACTGCATCGGAGATGACGCGCAAGTGGATCAAGCTACGCTCCACTAGCGAAGAGGACAGGTCAGACGAGATCAAGAAGCTGGACGCAGAAATCAAGCGCCTGCACCTGCGAGAACTTTTTCGCAAGGCCGCTGAGATGGATGGAAAGTTTGGGCGTGCGCAAATCTTCATTGACCTGGGCGAAGATTCCGGCTCCGAGCTTTCCAAGCCGCTCATGCTCAACAAGCTCAAAATCGGGCGAGGCAAACTGCGCAATCTGAAGATGGTCGAGCCTGTGACCACATACCCAAAGGACTACAATTCTCTCAATCCTTTGGCCGCCGACTACTACACTCCAAGCTCGTGGTATGTCTATGGGCAGGAGGTCCACTCTTCGCGGCTTCTCACTTTCATATCGCGCCCCGTGCCGGACATGCTCAAGCCAGCCTACAACTTCTCTGGCATGAGTCTGAGTCAATTGGCCCAGCCGTATGTGGATTACTGGTTCTCCACGCGTGATTCCGTGGGCAGACTTCTCAAGAATTTCTCTACCAAAGTTCTCAAGACCAACATGCAAGATGTTCTGGCAGGCGGTGATGGTGATGAGGTGTTGGCTAGGGCCAAGCTCTATACGCAACTGGCGAACAACCAGAACATCTTCCTCTTGGACAATAAGGATGAGGACTTTGCACAATTCTCGACACCTATCACTGGGTTGTCTCAACTCCAAGCGCAAGCGCAAGAGCACATGGCCGCCGTCGCAAAGACTCCGCTGGTGGTGCTTCTAGGTGTGACGCCATCCGGCTTGAATGCCAACTCTGATGGTGAGATTCGTGTGTACTACGATTACATCGCAGATCAACAGGAAAAGCTCTTCCGACCCAATCTCGAAATCTTGCTCAAGGTCATCCAGTTGAACCTCTTTGGTGAGGTGTACGACGACATTGAGTTTGAGTTCGTGTCACTCTTCGCGTTGGATGCCCAGCAACTATCCGCCGTCCGTGCATCAGATGCCACGGCGGGCGTGGCTTTGATTGATGCAGGCGTGATTTCTCCAGAAGAAGAGCGAGTGCGCATCGCCAAGAACCCTGATTCTGGATACGACAATCTGGACCTTAAAAAGAAGATCGAGCCACCTGCTCCAAAGGTCGCTCCGTCTGGTGGTGGCAAGGTAGAGCCCAAGTCTCCAGGTCTGCCCGCGCTTACGCAGAAAGTGGGTGACGAAGCTATCGGCACGGACGAGTTCTTTGGCAACCAGCACACGGGCGTCATTAACGCCGCAGAGGACGGGCCATACGCCATAGCCACAAAGTCGTCCGCAGTGGCCGCAAATGCTACAGCCACGGCGGTGCGCGATGGGACTAAGCGAAGCCACGAAAGGGCGGCGGCGGCGAACCAACGCGCATTGGACGCGCACACGGCGGCGCTGGATGATCCGAGCACCAACGCACTAAACGATGTTTTCAAAACCTACATTCAAACGCACGCCGCCTACATCAAAATGCACGAAGACGCGGCGGCAGAGCTACAGGCTAAGATTGATGCCTGGGGAGGCGATAAGTGACCACAGAAAGTGCGCAACTGAGGCGGGCATTGGATAGACTGCCATGCGTGCGCTCGCGTGAGTGGGTACTGCACGACACGCTCGTGGGTCCCATCATGCAGTACTTCGTCATCAGCGCTTCCATTGCCGTGCTCGTGCTCGTGTTTAACATGTGGCGAGTGCTCAAGCATCTTGACAAATCTGCAACCGCCGTCGCTCCAGCGATAGCAGAACAGAACAAGATTCTTGACGGCATACAGTCCTCCATCCATGACGAGAGTGCGGCTTCACGCGAAGCTACAAGAGCGAGGAAGCGATGAGTGATGCATTCGCAAATCCAGTAACCACCGGCCTGATCGGAGGCGGCTGTGTGCTGGTGGTACAGCTAGTTTGGAATAGGGTGGTGGGCTCCGACCAGAAATCCATCCCAGTCCAACTTGCAGAGATATTCACGCAATTGGCAAGCATCCAGTCAACGCTCCTGCTCATCAAGAACGATGCAGAGCACGCACAGCGAAATTTTGAAGAGTTGAAGGAGGATTTCTGGAACCACATCAACAACGAACACCATGGTGGCACTGACCCTGGTAAGGCCACCCACCGCAACCTTCGCAACACACCGTCCATCTAAAAGGAGAACACTATGGCTGCTCCCTCTGCACTAACTCTCTTCAACGCGTTCAAGGCCGAGCTAGGAAACGGCACTTTCGACATGGACACCAATTCCTTCGTGGTCACACTGCACACTTCGGCTTTCACCCCGGCGCTCACGATGGTGGCGAGCGCTGACCTCACAAACGAAGTGGCCAACGGAAATGGCTACACCACGGGCGGGTTCGCCCTGACCTCGCCCACCTACAATCAGACTTCCGGCACGGCGGCATTCAAGACGGGTAACAATCCTTCGTGGACTGGTAGCGGTGCTGGCTTCACGGCCCGCTACTATGTTATCCGTGCGAATGGCACCTTGAACGGCATTGTGAATCCATTGATCGGCTACGGACTGCTTGATTCCACGCCCGCCGATGTGTCTTTTGCCGCTGGCAACACCGTGACGCTCACTCAGAACGCCGCTGGTTGGTTCACGAACACCTAGTAGGAGGCTCAAATGAATCCTGGTGACCGCGTCATCGTTCTTCCACCCTTTGCTGATGCCTTCCCTGGCATCCACACCGTGGCCTCCGTAGGCACTGCCGATGATGGGCAGACGGTGGTCTACATGGAGGGCATTGAGTCGGCCTTCGCGCCTGCCTATCTGGAGGCCGCGCCATGACCGATTTCGCCACCACTTCCGATGTTGTATCTGCCCTCGCCGCCAGCGGCGGAGGCGGTGCGGGCGGGCGGTTCAACATCTACAAGACCAGCCTGACCGCCGTGGCCTCCAATTGGTATTCCGGGTGGCAGGAGGGTGGTGCGCCTGCGGCGGGCGCGACTCCAGGAGCATGGGCGAATCCAACCTATGCCACGCTCGGGGCCTACAATCCGGGTTACATTAACCCCGGCACCGCCACTTGCCGCCTAGTGTGGGGTTCCATCGCCCAGGCCAACGCCGGTCAGGGCAAGTGGCTGGTGGACCGCCTGGGACACATGGGCGGACTCAGCGGTACCGTGACTACAGCCCAGTCCACCGGCGCGGCGATGATCTCGCCTGTCACCGATGGCCGGTGCTTATCGGACTACTCCGATGTGGAGCACTACCTGGAGTGGTATTCCGCCACGGGTTCCACCGGCGTTACCGCCACCTGCGCCGTGACCTACAACGATGCGTCCACCGGCAACTGCACCGTCACGGTTGCGGCATCCATGCCCGCCTACCGCATGCTCCCGATACAGCCACCCGCTGGCACCGTGGGCAAGTACATCAAGACTGTGGACAGCGTGACACTCAGCGCATCCACGGGCACCGCAGGTAGCTTCGGCGTCACGACGGTCAAGCGGTTGGCACCGTTCATGAGCCTAGCCGCGAACTACGCGGACACCAAGGACTTCGCGGCGCTCGGGATGCCCAAAGTCGGGGCGAATGCCTGCATCAATGCGATGTATTGGACCGTTACGAGCAGCACCGGCATCACCCTAGGCTCCCTTGCCATCGGAGCCAAGTAGTCATGCTCTGGACCACCCGCGCCACAACGCAGAACCTACGGGATGAAGGCGTCCTGGGGGCCGTGACTGGTTCGGAGTTTTGGGAGCCCGCCTCGGGTGGAGGGACGGTTCTCAACTGTCCTACGCCAACGAATATCGTCACAGCCGAGCCGGTGCCTACTGTTCAAATTTCACTGGCGTGTCCAACCCCCGTTGCCATCGCCATGGCCGAGCCCGCGCCAACCCTGGCGCAGAATATCGTTCTTAATTGCCCCGCTCCCGTTGCCATCACCACGGCAAGCTCTTCGCCAACCCTTTCTCAAGGTACTAGCCTCCAGGCTCCAATCCCCGTTGCAATTGCCACGGCGACGCCCTCGCCCACCCTGATACAGAACATTGTACTGAATTGCCCGACTCCTGCGGCCATCACAAGCTCCAATCCGTCGCCTACGGCCCAATTCACGCTCCAAGCTCCAACGACCGCTCTAGCGATCGCCACGAATGCCCCGTCGCTGGCCGCTGGTGCGGTTATTTCGTGTCCCACACCCGTAGCGCTACAAACGAGTACCAAGACTCCCGCGCTCGTTTCTAGCCTACTGGCGCTCGCCGCGTCGCTAGTCATTTCCACGCTTGCACCATCGTTGTCTGTAAGCGCATCGCTGCAAGTTCCCACAGCCACTGTGTTGTTAGCTAGCAATGCGCCTACATTATCGGTGTCATTGCAAGCCCCTGCGGCCACCATCTCGCTAGCTAGCAACGCTCCTACGCTGGCCAGTCAAATTGTACTACAATTGCCGACGCCCGCCACCATTGCGTCTGCGAGCAATGCACCATCATTGCTACAAGGCATTTCGCTCTTCTGCCCAACGCCCACGAGCATAGGAATCACCACTCTAGCTCCCA